TAACGATAACAACCGTAGTTGGAGAAGTACCGTTGTATAGAATGATAGAGAAATTTTTGTGGATTAAGACAAAAGAGGGTGAGTTAATAAGGTTTATTCTGAATGAGGATCAAGTAGAGTTGTATAAGGAAATGTGTCTTATGAAACTTGAAAAAAGACCTATAAGAATAAATATTTTAAAAGCGAGACAAATTGGATTTTCAACATTTATAGCAGCAGTAATATTTTTAAAGACATTGTTCAAGTCAGGACAGAGTGCGATTATTATAGCGGATATAGCAGAGCATGCTTCTAACTTGTTTGATAAGTATAATACGTTCTATGACAATTTAGATGATTCAATAAAACAGTCAATACCAAAGATTAAGAGTAATGCTAAAGAGTTGGTTGTTGAGCATAGTAATCATCAAAAGTCAAGTATTAGAATCACAGTTACAGGCGAGGGAGCAGGACGTTCTGGAACATATCAGTATGTACATTTATCAGAATGTGCTTTCTGGAAAGATTTAAAGAGTACGTTAGCAGCTTTATTACAAACTGTTAGTGATAACAATTTAGATTCAATGATATTTTTAGAAACTACTGCAAACGGAGTAAATGAGTATAAGGAGAAATGGGATAAAGATAGTGGTGGAAATGATAGACATCCGTTTAAGGCTTTATTCTTTGCATGGTATAACGTATATCGAAATGATAAATTATACGATTATGAAAAACCGAATTGGTTGAAAGACTTGCAAGAGAAAGAGCATTTAGACGAGGGACAATGTTTATGGTACTACGAGAAGTGGTTGCAGTTCGACCAGGACTTAGACTTACTAAGACAAGAATATCCTAGTAATCCTATTGAAGCGTTTATAACAACTGGTAACTCAGTATTCAATGTTGAGCTATTAAGAGAAAGAAAAGAAGAAGTTATCAAATTGAAGCCATTAAAGAGAGGTAGATTCACTTATGAATTGAAGTTCTCAGAAGATGGTAAAAGAATAAGTGTTGAAAATATTAGATGGACTGAACAAAGAAATGGTGCAGTTAAAATCTATGTAGAGGTAATACCAGGACATCCGTATATCACTGTAAATGATCCTGCAATGGGTGGAGAAGATTTCTACGCTACGCATGTATTTGATAACTATACTGGAAAGCAATGTGCTGTATATCATCAAAATAAAGTGGATGCAGATGAAGCAGCATATCAAATGTATTGTTTGAGTAAATATTATGGCGGAGATAAGGATGTAATGATAACAGGAGAAACAAATACAACAAGCTATCTATTAGAAATGTGTCATAGGATGGGATATAAAAATATCTATCAAGACCAAGATGTTGAGGAGCTAGGTACTAGATACATCAATAAGTATGGTTATAAGACAAAACAAAATAATAGACAGTATATGATTGATTTGTTTAGAATTGCTTTTAGAGATAATCCAAGAATTATATATGATTACGAAACATTATGTGAAATGGAAGCATTCCAAGTAGTAATGCACGCTAACGGAAAAGAAAAAGCGGAAGCTAGTGGTGGAGCACATGATGACTTAGTAATGAGTGCTTGCGGATTCTTCTTGTGTAGAGGACAAATGAGAGCATATCCAAAAACTGATGTTGCAACAAAAGCTAAAACATTAGAAGAATTAGAGGGCATTATAGATGAAAGAAATAGAAGAAGAAATAGAGAGAATCAAAAGAGGAGTGTATATCAAGTATGGGATTAATTAATTCTGAAAAGAGAAAAGCATTTAAGAAATTTGAAAAGAAAATGCTGCTATTAGAAATTTTAAAAGAAGAATTTGGGATTGAAATAAGTGATCTAGCATATTTGCATGAAGCTCTATCAATTGTGAAACAATTATCAAAGAATCAAGAGGTAAAGAAAGAAAAAATCGAGCCTACTGATGATATGAAGAAAAAGTTTAAAGAAAATGAAAAGAAAATGACACCAGAAGAATTTATAAGTCAGTTTGGTGGAGAAAGTGAGGAGTTCTACCCTTATGGAAAACCAAAAGCAAATAACAATTAATTTTGAGCTTTATGAGCAAGATAGAAATTATAAAAATGATACAAATTTGAATAAGTATATTGAAGAAGCTCAAAACTTCTATAATGGTAATCAATATCCGCAGGGAAATGCGAATAATATGATACGAGTATCATTAAATATTTGTTCATTTTCTGCCACTATTAAGGCTTCAAAGTTGTGTTCAACACCAATTTACTTAACATATACCGCTGATGATAATAAAACTGATTGTTCAGCATTAAGAAGATTTGATGAATACAATTGCAATAAAATGCACTTAAAAGAAAATAACTTCCAAGCTGCATTAAATGGTTTTTCTAATGGTACAGAAGTTACTTATTTAAGATGGGATGATGATGATACAACTTATAAAGGAATTTATAAGGGTGGTTTATGTGAGGAACACTTAGAATTAAGAAATTTTGCAGTTGCTAATCCTTATGTACAAGACATTCAAAATCAACAATGGGTAATGTTTTGGGATGAAGTACCATATAGAGCAATTGTTGACTTACTAGAGGGTAGTAAGGAAGCCAAAGCTAAGAAGAAAGAGATATTAAAGGCTGAATGTGGAGCAATATATGGAGATGAACAAAAGAATAAAGAGCACGTAAATCATGCTCTAGTAAGATTATTTACAAGATTCTTTAGATTCAAAGGCGAGGTATTCTTTATGTGTCAAACTGAAACAGTTGATGTATTTGAATATCCGCATCCGTTATCAAGAAAGTTGTCAACCAATATCGCAAAAGCAGCTTTAGAAGAATATCGTAAGAAGATGAATAATCCAACTGATGATATGGATAATACATTAGATAAGGTAACTGATTATGATATTGACTATGAAGATATATTCTTAAATTCATACTCTAATAAAACAATTACTGAAAGAGAATATGAGAATATAAAAGAAAAGTTTAGTTTATATCCGTTTGCTAGATTTGCACCATTTAATCAAAATGGATCATTCTATGGAAGAAGCGATATTAAGAGTTTAATACCAATTCAAAAGGGTATTAATTTCATGGTATCAATGATGTTAAAGTGTGCTGAGAATAACGCATACAATAAAATATTTGCTAAACCTGATGCTTTAGAGGGACAAACAATAACTAACGAGCCATCACAAATAATCTATGATTATTCAGGATTTACTAATGGTTGGGGTATTAAAATGGCGGAAAGTCAACCTATGCCAAACGGATTGTTAGATTTTACTGATAGATTACTTGCTATGACAAGAGTTGTATATGGTTTTAATGATGTAATGGACGGCTCAATAACTAACCAGGATATGTCAGGTTACATGTTACAGCAAATGATTAAGCAAGCTAATACTCCATTAGAGCAACAGCAACAGTTATTCTGGTTATATAACGTAGAAAAGGCTGCAATTAGATTAATGTATTATAAGCATTATGTAGATAAAGCTAAATATACTTATGAGCTAGATGATAGTGAGTATGAATTAGAAGAGCAGTCAAGAAAGATTATTTACAATAGCTTGTTAAAGGGTAAGAAAATGGAAACTATGCCAAATGCAAAGGCAGAAGATTTCAAGAATCCTACTCATAAAACACAAATTAGGGATTTCAAAAATGAAGATATATTTGGTAAGAATTTTGATATAGCTATTGATGCAATGCAGGGTTTAAGTGATTCTAAATTAATTGAACAACAGTTCTGGGATAACTTGTTTATCAACGGAACAATTCAAAATATTTCTCCTGATATGTTGGCTTTATATTTACAAGCAAGTCCTAATGTATCAGAGCGTACAAAGGTAGCATTAAAGAATGTACTAGAGAAATTAAAGAAAGAAGAAAATACTCAATTAAAGAATCAGTTACAGCAAGTAGCACAATACTTAGAACAAGTAATGGCTTATGCAAAGCAATTAGAAGCTCAAAATGGATTCCAGTCAAATTATTTAAAGAATTTAACAGCCGAGTTCAGTAATAAGATAAATGGTGCTAACAAGATCATTCAAGCACAACAAAAAGATTTAATGAACATGAAAGAGCCTAAATCAAAAGGCGAGGTTAAGTCTAATAATGCTAGGGGGATAAGTGGTACTACATCAATACCACAAGAAAATATCCAATAAATAGTTTTCTTTACTCATAAATCCATAAGCTAACTACTAAATAAATGTATGGTTGTAAAAAAGTTAGCAACTCCAACAGTTTATAACGCATGATAATAGCGTAAAAATATCAAATTCGCAGAGAATAGCGTAAAAATCTATTCGCTTGAAATAGCGTAAAAAATTCGAGGTAGCATGGAAAATAAAGATGATTTATTAAATCCAGAAGATTTTGAGGAAGAATCAGGTAAGGAAGAAAAAGAAAAGACCAAGACTGATAAAGACTCAAACGAAGATGATTCTAAGGACAAAAAGGATGATGATTCTTCTAAAGAAAAAGAAGATGAAGCAGCTAAGAAAGCCGAAGAACAAAAAAAGAAGAATGCTGAATATGCTAAAAAGCGTAGAGAGCAGGAAGAAGCCGAGCGTAAAAAGCGTGAGGAAGAAATTAGGGTTAAAACCAAAAGAGAAGTTGAGTTAGGAATCTACAAGAAAAACCCTTATACTGACGAGCCAATAGTTGATGAAGATGATCTAGAGGTCTACAAGACTATGAAGCAGTTAGAAGAAGAGGGTTTAAATCCAATTGAAGATTATCCTAAGCGTTCAGCAGAATTAGCAAGAAAGAGAAGAGCAGAGGAAAAAGAAAAGGCAAAGAAAGAAGCAGAAGAAAAAGAGTATTTTGCTAAAGACATTGCCGAGTTCAAAGCTAACTATCCTGATGTTGATTTAAAAGAACTTGCTAAAGATGAAGAATATCTAAAATTCGCTGAGGGCAAAACAAAGAGGTGGACTACTACCGAGATTTATGAAGCCTATATGGATAAGAAAGAGAAATCCAAGAAAGAAAAGCAAGAAAAAGAAGATGATGCTAAGGCTGAGGAACAGGCAAAGAAGTCAACAAAAACACCTACAACTACTCATGGTAAAAATCCACAAACAGTTGATACTTCCAAAATGACTGATGAAGAATTTATTGCTTATTTTGAAAACAAGTACAACACAAATTAAAAAATATTAGAAAGAAAAGAGGGTTTTTATTATGGCATTAGCAAATGAAAATGCAGTAAAGTACAGAGAATTAACTGATGAAATTATCGCTGACGTTAAGAGAAGAATTGAATTATTTGTAAAATCAGAGGAATATTGGGACAAGTTCGCACATCATTCAACAGTACCTAGAGGACACAAGACATTTACATCACGTAAGGTTATTGCGCCAAAGGTAAGACCAGAAGATGTAAAGCCAAGAGCTGAATTTATTGCACCAAGACCTACAAAGATTGCAGTAGCAACATTCGAAAAGACTGTTGAAAACTATGGAGATAAGGCAATCTATTCAAAGGAAGATTTACAGTACCATTTTGATGATACAGTAAATATTATCACTACAACTCTAAAAGAGATTGCAGTACAGAAGAAAGATTTTATTAAGGGTAAGGCTTTTATTTCATCAAGAGCTATTATCACTTATGATACTTCATTACTAAATACTTTAGAGAATGCAGCTATCATTTTTAGAAAGAATAAGGCTAAGAGATGGGATGGTACACATTATTTAGCACATATCACTCCAGAAATGTTAAAGCAATTAAGAACTGAAATTGCAGCTAAGGGTGTAGCATTATCAGAGCCAACTAAGAGAGAATTAGATTCAGTAGCAACAGCAGTTGGTACTTATGGCGACTGGGTATTCTCAGTTACAGCTAATGAGTTACTTTATAAGAATGATACAACTCAAAGATTAGTATTAATGGGTAAGAGAGATATTGACTCACAATCTCCAGTTGATGTATCAAAGTTAGAGGGAGAATCAGATATTGATGTTTTTGATAATGGTTTAGGCTCAGGTGTATTAGTTGATGAAGATGGTAACTATACTTCTGATGATAACAAGCAACAGGGCTCAGTAGCTATCAATATGGATGGTTTAGGCTCAGCAGTTAGTGATGATCTATGCTTATTAAATTGTGAAGTATCAGTAAATGAAATTAAGGCTATCAACTTACCATTAGAGGATAGAACAGGCTTCGTATCAAAGAGTGGTAATGAAATTGAATTAGGCTTAACAGGTACTCAATATACAGAATTTACTGTTAAGGGTACAAGATATGATTCAACAGCAGCTAAGCATTATGCAACAGGCTCTACAATTGTATCAGTACAAGTTAAGGGTGTAACTGGAAAGGCATTAGGTACAGTTAATGCTAACTCATGGAGTGCAACTTATTACTTAGATAAGGCTGATTCTGATGCAGATACAACAGCAGGCACAACAACTAATAGAAAGACTGCAAAGATATTAGCAGTTGTTAAGACAGCAGCTAATAACGATACAGTCTTAGTTGAAGTACCAAACAATGCTTATAGCTTCAATGTTACATGTACTGCAACAGCTTCCTAAGATAATGGAATAATATAATTTAAAAATTGAAAGGAGTAAAAAAATGAAAAAATTTTATATTATCATTTCGCCAGATTCTAATAAGGAGAATGCGAAGAAAGAACAGTTTAGAACATACCAAAAGGATGGTGTTACTGTTAGAGTAGCTATCGGTCAACAGCAAGAAGTTCCTGAATGGGTAGCTAAGTTGGCAAAAGAAATTGGCGATATTCAAGACTACATTGTAGTTGGAGAATAATAGATAAATTTATAGAGGGGTTGTATTATATCAAAAATACAGCCTTTCTATATATCTCAATTAGTAGTTTATGTATGTAAAACAGTTTGTTTTCTTCTACATCCTTTCAGTTCAAAAAGAATTGGGTGCAAGTCCTAACTAATTGACTAAAAAACAAAATATATAGAAAAGGAGAAGTATTATTATGAAATTAAGCAAGTTAGTATATTTAAGTATAAAGAATGCTATTTATTATGATGATGCTTCTTTTTCTTTTGATAATTTCAAAAAAGATTTATTTAACGGAAGTCCTGATTATGCTATGAACATAAACAATGTGTACTTACCATTAAATGAAGCAATTTCAAGATTAAGTGATTTAGAGAGAATACCATATAAGGTAATAAAGGTTAACCAAATTACTGATGGTATTGTTGATTTAAAGCAAATTGAAAATGAAAATAGTATAAAGATAAAAGAAGTTATCAATGTAGTAAAATTACCTAGTTATGAGAAAATATCTCATAGAAATTTAGGATTAGATAAAATCTTAATTATAGGTAGTTATAATGTTAGAGAAATTTATATTGAGGTAAAGGAAGATATACCACATTTTGATTCTACTGATTATTCATATAGAAAGAATGACACTGATATAACAGAAGAATATGATAAAGAATTAAATGATTATGGTATTACTGATTCTATGTGTAATTACATAATGGAATATATCATGGGTAGATTAACTGAACAAATTAGTCCTGAGATAGCCAATATGCACATTACAAGAGCAGAACAATATTTTGCTAATATCAAACCAAATAAGAATAATCTAACACAAACTAATGTAAAAAATGTTTATAGAGTAGGAGAGTAATGCCTATGCCTAGAAATACAACATTTAAACATTATGATCTAAATGAGCCAAAGAAAAGAGTTTTAACTGTTGATAAGTTTATGGGTGTTGACTATGGAATTGCTCAATTACAAGTTGCTGATTATCATGCAGTAGATTTACAAAACATAATCTTTAAAGATAGAGTAAATCAGAAACGTCATGGTTGGCAACAGTTATTAAAAACAACTCCTACAACATATTATGTAGAAAATATAGATGGAACTTATGAGCAAAAAACAAACACTACAAATTTCAATGGTATATGGTCTTTTGTAGGCTCAAATAATGAAATATATGTAGTAGCACATATAGGTAAATTAATGTATAGAGTTATCGGTTTAGGAAGAGGTAATAACTTTTTAGATTGTAAATTAGAATTAATTGCAACTGAAAAAATCTTAAATGGAGAATTAATTTATGTTGCAAAAGAATTAGAAGATATTAAAACACAAGCTTTTTATGGAAATAAGAGATTATATATTTTAGGTGGAAATAAGTATTATGTATTAATAACAAATGATAATTCTCTAATATTAAGAGAAGTAGAAGATGATAATGATACATATATACCTACAACAACTATTGGTATCGTTGCTAAAAACAACTTGTCTGATAACGAAAGTAGTTTAAGTCATGCAACTAGCTTAGATGATGTAAACTTACTTACTCAATATCGTAAAAATAAATTAGTAACAGGTTTAATCAATGATTCTAACGAGTTGAAAAAGACTAAATATAACGATTTTGAACTAGATACTTGTGTCAATCCAAAAAATATTACTGATATTAATAATATTAAAATCACAATAAATTCACTTACTGAAAGTGAGGTGGAATAATGGGTAGATATGTTTCAAATGTTAGCATTAGTGGTAATCCAGGTACAGTAAGTGGTATTCAAAGAAGTATATCAAATGGTAAGATTAATATTTATACTGATGCTGACGGAAATAATAAAAATATAGCACCTATACTATTCAACGGAGAAATAACAGTTTATTTTAATCTACATGATAGCGTAGGTTTTAATCATAGCTCAGATGATGCTAACATTGATTATGTACTTATAAAAATTAATGGAACAACAATATATACTTATCATGAAAGTTGGTGGGTAAACGGAGATAAGAGCTTTACAATACCTAACCTTTCTCCTTATCAAAAAACAGTCAACTCTAGTGTGGCAGCAGCACAAGACATATCAGTATACTTTCATTTTGAGGATGGAAAAGGTGGAGAAGAATACTCTATTGGTACATTTAATTTCGTAGCACCTCAATATAATAATCTAGTAATTACAACAACTCCTAGAAAAACAAGTTTTTATAAAAATGAATTGTTTAGATATGATGGCTTAGTTGTTAAAGGTTATTACTATTATCAATATTCTGGTGTTGGTTATTATGAAACAATTACCAATCCAGGAGTTATATCTCCTGATATGTCAACAGTAGGTTATAAGACTGTATATGTAAATTTTGGTGGTAGACAAACTTCTTATAGTATATCAGTATATGGTGTATCATCATATACATTCGGAAGTTCTCAAAGAGAATATTTAAGAAATGATGTAGATAGTTTTAACGTATTATTTCCTATCACAGTAAATATTACTTATGGAGATGGAACAACTGAAAGTAAAACCTTAACTGATGATAATTACGTGTTAGATGAAACATATACAACTTCTGATAAAGATATTATTTACAATATCACAGTTGGTTGTACAGCTTCTAAAACAGGAGATATTTTAACAACTATTTATCAAGTAAGGTCAGAAGAAGCAACTTCTATTTCAATTACAACTGAGCCTACAAAGAAAGTTTATAATGGCGGAGAAAGTGCTGATTTAACAGGAATAGTAGTTCAAAGCAACTATCCTCATTCTGATTCATATACTTTACCATCTAACAAATATTCATTATCAGTTTTTAGTACATCATCAGTTGGTGTTAAAACTGCAACTATATTACATACAACAAATAGCGGAACTAATTTAACTACAAGCTACACATATTATGTTAGTGGCATGATTAGTGCTAGTGTTGATTTATCTTTGGTAAATACTCCAGGTACAGAGAAGTATTATAGAACTACATATTTGTATGGTTATCTAAATGATATAAATAATGATCTAGCTTCTATCTTAGGTAGAATTAGAATGATTTATACTACAAGAACTTTTAGTAGTGATGGAACATATACTGATTCTAATGCGATAGCAAGTGCAAATGAAATATCAGTTGAAAACAAACAAGCTGTGTCAGGAGATAATACATATTCGGTAAATATTTCAAAGAGTACAATTCTAATAACAAGTACATTCTTAATTAGAACATATAATTATGAAAGATTAGAAATATCAGGTGCAAGAAGCATAGTTTACTATGGTGTAAATAATACTGTTCAAATTACTCCAGATTTAAAAGTGTATGGTGTTGATACTTCTAGTAATGCTAGAACTGAATTAGAATATGGAACTCAATATAGTGTTAGTCCTAGTGTAGATAGCGAATATGTATTAGGACAAAATACTGTTAGATTTACCTCATTAGAAAATGGAATCTATACTGAAATAAGCGTAAATTGTATTGAAGATAGTCCAGCAGCTAATGCTACTGTTACAACAAGTGGTAGTTTAGATAAAACTGCAATTAATAGCAAGTATTTCTATTCTGTCGGAGAAACTATTGGTTTAAATAATCTATTCTTAATTATTAGTGAAATGAATAGTGGTTTAGTAAATTATACTATTACAAGTGATAACTACGAAAAGAGATTATATAGAACTGTTGGTGGTGTTGAATATGATAAATCTAGTTTAACATTCAATGATAATGATGTAACAGGAGATTATGTTTTAGAGTTATCTTTTAGTGATTTAAAGGTTACATATCCTATTGTGCTAGATTATGTAGATTCAATTACTATTGATAATCAAACTACAAAGCTAGTATATAAAGCAGGAGAACAACTAGATTTAACAACTATTAATGGTACTATAACATACGCAAGTGGTCATACAAGAAATATAAATTCAAATGATATTGCTTCTTATACACATACATTCGTAAAGAGTGATACTTCAACAAGTACAAGTGAAACAGAAGAATTGACTTTAGTAATTTGTGGTATTGATACTGATATTGAATTTACAATTATTTGTATTAAGTCAGCAGTTATTAATCTTACTAAAACAAATTATAATATTCATGATTCATTGTCTATTTCTAGTATTGTAGTTACTTATTCTGATGATACTACAACTAAAACATTAAATAGCAGCGAAATAGCTTCTATCGAATGGTTAGATGGTGCAAATGAGTTTAATATCAATGATATGGTATTTAGCGATATTAGAACAACTAATGAATTTACATTAGATGGTACATATACAGAAGCTAGCATGAGTGTATCAATTAGTAAAGATATTACTATTAGAGCATTAAAGCAAATAAAAATAGTCAATGCTAGTTCAGTAGAAATTACAAAAGTAGTTTTAGATTATAATTCTATTATCGGAGATTTAGTTGAAACATATTTCCTATATCCTATATTCAATGATGGTACTACTCTATCAGGTATAGAAACTATCGGCAATATATACGCAACTAATGAAACTATTTTAAATGAGGTATATTTAAAGAATAGAACTCAATGTTATGTGCCTTATAATTGGATTGTAAACGGAGAAATCATTGATACAATAAAGCATAATTTTACATTATATTGTATGCAGCTAGTCGGTTTATCTTTATCATGGAATACCTTAGATAATACTCACTATGTAGATGATACATTGAATATGAATGTTATTAGTAATGTAGTTGCTTCTTATAGTGCATTATTAAGTGGAGAAAGTGATGATTCAAATTTAAGAAGAACTGAAAACTTATCTTATGATGATTTATCTTATGTAATCAATAATCAGCCTATCAATAATTTTGTATATACTTTAACTGCAAGTGGTACATATACATTAATTGCTTCTTATAGTCCTTATCAAAACGATAATAAAACTGAAACAACTATTTTATCAATAGAAGTTGAAGATGTATTTTTAGAAGATTTAACTATAACTTATAGTGGTGCTACTTCATTCATAGAAGAACAAAGTATAATCAATGAATTAGAAGATGATTTAACTGTTGTTGCAAATTACAATAATGCTAATGTATCTATTTTGTTTGATAACTTATCATTCTATGAAAAAGTGAATAATGAATATGTAGAATTTATCGCTAATAAGCGTTTAACTACTGACGATAACAATAAAGATATTTATGTTATGTTTGGTGGCGTTTATAAAAAAATAACTACTATTAGTGTAGCTGCAAAAGCATTATCTAATATAACAGTTATCGAGCAACCTGAAAAGACTACATTTACTATCGGAGATGTAATAACTCTTAAAGGTATAATTGTTAGAGCTTATTTCGATAATAATACAAGTGATTTGGTTGATTATAATGATCTAGTTATTACAGGAGTAGATACAACAAACCCTATAACTCAAATAATAGAGCCTTTAGGAAGAGTAGCAACTGTATCATACACTTATGGTGGTGTATCTAAAACTGCACAAGTAAATTTAGCTTTAGCATATCCAAAGATTAAATCATTAAGAATAAATACTTCTTATGTAGTAACAGTATATAAGGATGGAGATACTTTTGATTCAAGCGGTTTAAGAGTTTATGCTTTATTTGAAAATGGATATGAGGAATTGTTAGAAAGCACTGATTATACAGTAGATTCAAGTGCATTTACAAACAATACTACTATTGCAATACCTACAAATACAGAAACTAATAAAAAAGATTATGGTTTAAGATTTGTACCTGTAACAGCAACTAATCCTTATGATAATACTGATACCATTTTAGATAATACTAATTATAAAATTACATTAATTGGTAATAGCACAATAGAGCAAACATGGTTAAGATTTACTGATAACATAGATTATCAAAATTACAATGTAGGCGATATTTATAACGCTAAGGGTGTTGAATTTTGGGTACGTGATGGAGATAACAATGAATATAAAGTTAATTTCTCAACTAATCCAGCAATAGGCACAGTTTTAAGAAATTCTCAAAAAGTAAATATCATTGTTACTTTTGAAAATACAACAAGTCAATCATATACAATTAATGTAAATACAAATTACTCAGATAATAATGTAAATACTATTGATTATACAATAGCTATCGGAGATATAAACGGAAATCTATTTACTACAATAACTCATGGAGATACTGATATTTCTTTAGGTGTTAAAGATAACGGAGAAATAGTTTATCCTTTATTTAAGAGTGCTGATGTATCAATAGATACAAATGTAGTACACTCAAATACTTTAGGCTTTAATATATTGAATTATCAAATGAGTGAAGCAAGTAGTAAATGTATTGGTTATATGGACTTTGGTTTACAAGATGGATATGGCAATGTTATCAAAAATGCTCATGTTGTATTGTTTGATGATTATACAAACCCTATTAATGCTGATGGAAATGTAACAGTTAAATTCCCTCATTATGTAGCAGGAGAAGCAGATAAAATCAATTTATGTAGATTTGGTATTATCTATAACAAGCATTTATTTGTAAGTGGTAATAGTGCTTTTAAGAATTGTGATTGGCATAGTGAATCTATCAATGTATCACAAACTGAGAACTATACAGGAGATAGTACAAGTGATTATACATACTTTAGTGATTTAGATTATTGCTTCTATGGTACTGATGATACAGCAATTATTGGTTATGATATTTACCGAGATGGAGATTTAATAACTATTAAGGAATCATCAAGAACACAAGCTACATTGTATCGTAGAGAAGCAAAAATGATTACTGCAATAGATAGTCAGGGCAATAGAATTGAGGGTTACTATGAGGATGCTTATCCGTCATTTGATATTAATTTCAATGGTGGAGATGGTGCATTATCTAATAGAAGCATAATCAATTTTATGGGAGATACATTATTCTTAACAAAGAACGGATTAAAGGTTTTATCTAGTAAAGATACAACATACAATAAAGAGAAAATAGTATATGATGTTTCTACCTATATAAATCCTCGTATTTTAAACGAAAATTTAGAGGACGCATATTTGTATACATTTAAAGAAAAACTCTTATTAAAGACAAAAAGAGGTGTGTATGTAGGCGAGTATTCATTAAGGAATACTAACAATGAGTATGAGTGGTATTTCCTAGATAATATTAATGCTGATTTATTCTTTGAATATGAAGATGAATTATATTTTATGAATGATTCAGGAGAGTTATGTAAATTCTCTTATGATGAAAAATTATTCAAAGATAATTCAAGAGCCTTTATTGGTGTTGGTGGTACTTTATTATCAATAGATGAAGCAAACGATTATATTATCACAAATCAAGAATACAATGATTATATTCAAGAAAATAGTGAATTTCATTTAATAGAGGGTGCTACACAAGATACTTTAATACATGCAAACTTAGGTGTATTTATTGAAACAAGAGAAAGAGAAAGATTAGCAAGTACAGATAGCTCATTCAATCCTTTAACTTATACAGGTTTGATAGATGATGTGAATAACACTATCGAAATTAAAAAGTATAATTCAAACAACGAATATGATGCAGTTGAAACTTCTAAAGCAAATGATTTATTCTTGTTAGATAGATATGTTTATGTAGATTTAATTGATGGTGTATCTATAAATAAAGCTCCAATACCTAATACTCCATATAGGCTAGTTAAAGCAAGTAATGAGTTATTTGATAATAAATATTATCTAGTGGATATAAAAACTAATGAAAGAGCAAATTTATCTCAAACAAAAGAGTTAAGAATTTCATTTATTATATCCGATTTAGAGATAACTAAAATTACTAATATATCTAGTCAGGGTACTGGTAAAAAATTCCAATTACTAGGCGACCACGATAGAATATTAGATTTAATTACATATAACAATTATAGTGGTAGTTATAAAGGTGTAATAACAAAACAAGATAATGTTAAAGCATTTTATATAACAAAGCCTTATGATATGCAAACAATTCTATATGAAAAAACAGTATGGCAATGGGCTATTGTAAATGATACAGAATTAGCAAGCTATATGGATATTGGTTATTTAACAAGTAGAAAACAGGGCGATTATTCTTTAGTAATAAAGTCGGCAAGTGGTGCTAGAGCATATTCTTATGATGATTCTAAATTTAGTTTTGATAAGATTCAATTTACAAGTGATAAACTACCTCATATCTACAATAGATATAGAGTATTACCAGGCGTAGGTTTTATACGTTTCTTATTCAAAAATTTTGAGGAATCAAATATTGTATTAGACCAATTAAGTTTAATTTATACAATAAGTCAATCTATAAAGGGGGTAAAATAACATGACTGAACAAGAGGAATTAGAGTATTTAAAACAAAATAGTCCTATGGCACTTCCAGATGATCCATCATCATCTGGTTGGAGTGCTGCACAAATCAAAGAGAAACATTATGCAGGTTTATTCTTCTTATATAATCTATTCAAAGCTAATAGAGAAAACTTAAATCAAGCAGTTAGTGATATGCAAGAAATAGTTGATTCTATTAATGCTGAATATGATGAAATAATTAATGGTAAGAATGTATCAGCTAAATGGGATGATGAAAACAACGAAATCAAAACAACTTATGCAAAAATCATTAATATTACAAATGGTACAATAAAGGTACTAAAGTATATTAAAGAAAATGGTACTGATGATTATATTTATAATATCGAAAAGAATCTATCAACTTTAACAACTAACTTTAATACATTAAAGGCGTGGACTGATAACTTAAAAGATATTAATAGTGATACATCAGTATTAAGAGCAGTACAAGCAACTAAGGATGGTTTAGGAAACATAATTAATGAAACTTATGCTACTATTGCTTCCTTAACATTAGTAAATTCTTCAATTTCTAATATCGTAAATGGTACTACTATTGTAGGTAAAGCATACAACGACCAATTAGGAAGAAGAATTGATACTACATATATTAGAATTGCTGATATTATAAATGTATTAAATGATACATCAACAAACAAACCATTATCAGCAGCAATGGGTAAAAGTTTACAAGATCAAATTAATGCTATTAATACTTTATTAGCAAGTGATGATACTGATTTAGATACTATTCAAGAAATCATTACATATATCAAGAATAATAAAACATTAATTGAAAATATCACTTCTGATAAAATGAGTTATAGTGTTTTAGTACATAATCTTACAACTAATAATGATAACTTACCATTATCAGCTTCTATGGGTTATGTGTTAAAAGGTTATATAGATACTCTAAATGATGCCGAAACTGGTATTCAAGCTAATGAAGCTCAAAGAATTTTAAATGAAAATCAGAGAATTGCAAATGAAGAAGCTCGACAAACAGGATATAGTGGTTTTGATAGTAGAATTACTGCAAATACAAACGCTATTTCAGGTATTAAAAATGGTACTAATTTAGACTCATTTAGTGATGTAGAAAGTGCATTAGCAGCAAAGGCAAATACAAGTGATGTGTATGCAAAGAGTGAGGTTTATACAAAGACTGAAGCACAAGCATTACATACTGATACATTAAATTCAAGTAAATCCTATACCGACAAGAGAATAGATGACCTTGAATGGCAAATGGGAACATATAACTATGATGTAGATACTGATAACAATGTTGCTAGAATTAAGACATTACCTAGTGATACCTATAAGTCAATGGTTGACTACATAGGTGGCAAGAGTGTTAAGTATAATCAGTTGGTTAAAGATAGTAATTTTGAAAGCCAATCAGGTTGGACTTCTTGGAATTATGGAAATAGTTTTGTTGTTTCGAATAATGAATGTAGATGTTATGGTAAGCAAAACCTAGATATATCTCGTGGTGATGTTAGTATTATAAGTGGACATAAATATTTTGTTTTTTATGATATTAAAGGTAATAGTTCATCAACTAATACTTTTGCAAGATTAGGCAGTGATGATGCTTCAGGTTATACATCAATAACAACAACTTATGCAAGTGTTCGTTCAATAATAACTGCAACATCAAATGCTTCAAGATTTTATTTATTTGCTTACGGTAGTGATGCTAATAATGAGGTATATTTTAGAAAGGTTATTATTGTAGATTTAACATTAAATTATGGTGCAGGCAACGAGCCAAGTGATGTAGCAACTGCAATACCTTTACTTAAAGCAAACGGCTACAAACTAGATGGCACTGACACTTATAGCACAGGCTCATTGAAACACGCTATTACTACAAGTGTAAATTTCTTGCCTATTAATTTATTAGATAACACTACTTTTGTAAAAGGTAGAGTAGATAATGGTGTTATTGGTTATGCAAACGAAACAACATCTTTAACAATTACTGATACAGGAGTTACATTTACAACTTCTTCAAATTATAGGGGTGTTGCAAGTGGTTTAATAAAGTTAATTCCAGATGCAAATTATTGTATTTCTTATGATGCTCCTGATGGTGTATATGCTGATATGTATGATATTAATGAAAATTGGATAAGTAGAGCAACTTTAAATTATGTTAGCTCGGGAAAATATACATTTACAACAGCTATTAATTGTGCTTTTATTAGAATCTCTTTCCAAAAAGCCACTATAGGAACAACTACAATTTCTAATATTATGTTAGTCAAAGGCTCAACAGCACCAAGCACATTTATCCCTTATGTTGCACCTATCACAAAAGCAATACCAAGTCAAGTGTTAGCACTTGTAACTTATGGAATGGGATTTAGTATTTTAAACTTACTAGAAAACAAATTCTACCCAAGTGGTTATTATACATTTACAGGTAATGAAAATTGGACTTATAGAAATCAAGGAACAAATTGCGATAGATATGTTGCAACAATTAGCAATTTAGGTGGTAAACCAAACGCAACAAGCAGTTTATTAGTAGTTGGTTTTGAAAATGGTAATGCTTATAGTGAAGATAAGTCTAATTTGATGTCAATAGATAATAATAATATTTATATTACTGTCCCTATTGGTGTTAATCCTAATACATTACTTACAAACGGAACTATATTACTCTATGAATTAGCTTCACCTATGCCAACTGATGTATCACAATACTTCACACCTGATTGGAACAAAGCAGACCTAGACAAGCAATACGCTACTTGCGAAATGGTAGTAGCCGAGCCTATTGATATGCCTAACTCAATTACTAATCTTATCAAGGAGGTAAAAGCATAATGGAAATTCGTGATGAAAAATTAAGACAAATTGCTGAATTTTTAAAAGGCACTAATGATGCTAAAGACATCTATGGTAGTGTTATAAATGACTTGTTTAGACAACGCTATTCTCAAGATAAGGTTGAAGCAATCAACAACAACTATCTTGATGATATGGAAAATGTTGAACATATCAAAGAACGTAATGATATGAAAGCATATCGTAAAGAGTGCAAGCAAGAAGCTAAAAAGTTGTTAGGAATTGAATAAAATATTCTCATTTATTCTCATTTTGTATCAAACTACTTTAATTTATTATACATAAATGTATAATAATATTGGTAAACTTAGTTCAAAAGAGGTAAATAAGAATGAAGTTATTATGTAATTATAGTTTAGATGAATTAAAGCATGAACTTGAAGATAAGTTATCGTACGATATTATTGAAATAGTATATGACTATTATCATAGAAATAAAATATATACAGTTAGTACGTTTGCTAGTAGTAAGAAAATTAGTGTATCAACACTATACAGATATATTGATAAAGTAAATAAGTTTTACGAAAGGTACTCTAAATGAGTGCCTTTTTCTTTTGCATGAAAATATATGAGAAATAGTGATAACTAACAAGAATTTATGATAATGAATAAACGTTAAACTATAAGTGAAATAAACGTGAATAGAGAGGTACTTATTATGCCAAGTTATAACAATTATGGTAATTACCCTTATGGTAATCCTTATCAACCTTTTAATGCTAATAATAACTACAATAATCAACAACCTCAACCAATGCAACCTCAACCTGCACAGCAAACAATACCATTTATGCCTTTAACTTTTACAAGTGGTTTAGTAGGTGCTAAGGCTTATATAGTTGCTCCTAATCAAACTGTATTCTTAAAAGATAGTGATGTAAATTCTAATTTATTATTTGAAAAGAGTGCAGACAATTACGGTAGATATACATTAAAGGCTTATGAGCTAACTGAAATTAATATAGATGAAATAGGTAAAGAAAAGATTTCTAAGCCTAATATTGAGTATACAACTAAGGAAGAATTTGAAGCATTTAAAAAGCAAATAAATGCAATTCTAAATTCTAATCCTAAAGTAGAAGAAAGCAAGTAGGTGGTTATATGAACTTTGGTGGAATGAATAATTTTAATCAAGCTCAAAAATCTAATAATATGAATATTATGCAAATGCTTATGAGTGGTATGAATCCTAATCAAATCATGCAAAATATCATGCGACAAAATCCTCAAGCTCAGGTTATTTTAAATCAAATGCAGCAAAGTGGTATGAGTCCACAACAGTATGTTCAGCAACTTGCTATGCAAAATAATATTAATCTAAATCCTATGCTTAATATGTTAAGACAAAGAGGTTATAAATTTTAGTTATCAACTTGCAAGAAGATAAAAATAAATAATTATATGAAAGGAGAATAAGACTATGGCTTATGTAGAGGGAGAAATGCCAATCGGTTATGGTTATAACAACAATGGTTGGGGTAACGGAGATTTTGGCGGAATCTGGGGTATCATAGCACTAGCAATCATTTTTGGTGGATTTGGTTGGGGTGGTAATGGTTTTGGCGGAAACGGAAATCATACATACCAAGCAACAAATGATATTGAATCATCATTACATAGTGCATTAGATACAATGCAGATTACTAATAAGTTAGATGGTATTACTACTGACTTAAATACTGATTTTGGTAATGTTATGAATGCTATTACATCTAATGGTTATGAAAATCGTTTAGCATTAAATGATCTAGGATTTAATATGCAGAATTGTTGCTGCCAAACTAGAGAAACAATCAATAATGTAGGTAATGCTTTAGGCTCACAGTTAGCTGACTTAAAGTACACTATTGCTACTGAGGAATGTGCAACTAGACAAAACGCTACTGATAATGCAAATCGTATAATTGATTACATGACTCAGGAAAAGATTGCTACATTACAAGCTCAAAATACTGCTTTAAGAGGAGAATTATCACAAGCACAACAGACAAATACTATTGTCAATGCTTTAAGAACTCCAAATCCAGTACCAGCTTATGTAGTAAATAATCCTTATGGATGCGGTTGTAACGGCACAAGTATTCAATAAAATTTGAATATTTTTCATAGGACTAATTATCCTGTTATTAGATTAATTATCTATTTTTAGAGTATGAGGTTTAGTCCTTATACTCTTTTTGTTATTTAAAGAAAGGAAAAGAAATTATGGGACTATTAATTGGAACAAGAAATGTTACTACACAAAATGTAGTTACTAACGGAAACGTTGAATTAGGCTCAGTATATCGTAGATATTGTAAAAGAATTAATGGAACAAGAACATTCGACTTTATTGGGGAAGATGTAATATTACAACAGAATGGTACTTATCATATTACTGTTACTGCTGTTGTATCTGCTGCTACTGCTGGTAATGTAACACTATCATTATATGAAAACGGAGTCGCTGTACCTAGTGCTTTTGCAACTGAAACAATTACAACTCCTGATACTGAATTAAGAACATTAGTAATTGATTATTTTCCATTAGTTGATACAGCTTGTGTATTAGGATGCAATTCAACAGTTGCAAAAGAATTATCATTAGTTAATACTGGTATTGATGCAACTTATATTAGTGTTACAATGAATGTAGAAAAGGTGGTGTAATATATGCCTAAAGAGAGATATTTAAGACAACGTGCATATAGAGAAAGAGAACGTGGGAATGAATTTAGAATGGGCGATAGACATTATTATCCAGAATATGATAATCGCTATGATTCTAAGAACAGACCTTATAACATCAGAAATGAAAATTATGATAGACCAAATGAACAATCTAGGGAATATCCAAGAGATTATGGCTATGATATGAGAGATGACTATCGTAGAAGAGATTATGATATGAACTATGATTATGACATGAGAAGAGATTATCGTAGAGATATGAGAGATTATGCTGATGATGATTACGATAAAGACTATCATAAAGATTTAGAAAAATGGATTGAAAAATTAAAAAGATTTGATAGATTCAATTTACCTAAAGATCAGGTATTACAAGTAGCTAAGCAAATGGGTGTAGAATTTAAAGATTATGATGAAGAAGAATTTTACGCTATTTATTTAATGCATCTAAGTGATTATCCAACAGTTTCTAATGATTCAAGAATGTACTTAAATATGGCTAAATCATGGCTAGAGGATAAAGATATTAAAATCGAGCCAAGTGAAAAAGTATGTAAGTACATGTATGAAATTGCTATGGCAGAAGAATAATGTATATTTATTACAATATGAATCCAGAGGGTAAGACAATAGGGGACTGTGTAATAAGAGCTATCAGCTTAGGTTTAGGAATACCATATTATGAGGTAGTGGATATTTTATACAATAACAGTAAGAAATATCATTGTAATATCATTTCTAGGGATTGTTATGGCAAAACTTTAGGAGATGATTTTAAACTACCTAAATTCAGGGTTAAAGATAAAACTGTAAAAGAAGTATCTAATGATTTTAAAGATGATGTATTGATTATTAGAATTAAGAATCATCTTACTTGCAGTATAAGAGGAGATATATACGATATATGGAATCCAGAAAACGAAAAAGTCGATTGTTTTTGGATTGTAAGGTAATAATTAAGGGTGTTTTCTATAAAAAAACACTCTTTTTTACTTGAAAAATAGCTGAGTGTTTCATTTTTGCAACAATTTGTATTGTAAAAAACACAAATATAAATTAAAATAATTATAGAATTATTTTATAAAAAGGTAGGCGAAAATTAATGAAAAAAGTAAGTAAGGTAGTGATTTTTAGTTTTATTTTTACAAGTTTAGCTATGCTATTAATGGTAAGTATTCACGCTGA